TCAAACTCGAGACCCGGGCCGGGTTCGTGTTCACGCCGCGGTGGGGGCCGGACCAGATGCCGGCCATCTGGAAGCCGAAGGAACTCCCGGGCAAGCGGGTGCCCCGCAACGAGGTCCGCGCCGCGTGGGCATCGATCGTCGACTTCTACGACCTGCGGCGCGCCTACTGCGACCCGGGGTTCCACGACGAGACGTCGTACGAGACCGAGATCGAGGAGTGGGCGCTGGCGTGGCCGCTCGCCGACGGGTCGCCGACCCGGTTCGTCTCGTGGCCCACAACGTCTGAGCTGCGCATGTACGCCGCAATCCGCCGGTTCGAGGCGGACCTGCGTTGGATCACGCACGACGGCTGCCCCACGACCGAGGCGCACATGCGCAACGCCCGCAAGATCATGAACCGGACCGGCCGGCGGTACCGGCTCGGGAAGCCGTCTCACCACCAGAAGATCGACGCAGCGGTGACCAGCGTGCTGGCCCACGAGGCGGCCGCCGATGAGCGGGCCGCCGGCTGGCCCGACCGTGAGCTCCCGCCGCTCGTCTTCGGCATCTGACTGCTCGACCACCTGGAGGAGGTGATCCGCTCGTGCCCACCGAGTTCGAGTGGATCCAGCGCTTCGAGGCCCAGGTCGAGGAGCAGTGCCGCTACGCCAAGCCGTACGAGCTGCGCTACGCCAATGAGTACGTGCTGCCGTTCATCGCCTCGGAGTACCGCGAGGTCTACGGCACCCAGGCTCAGCACCTGCTGGTCTCCCTCCTGGAGGCGCCGCGGACCGGCGCGGCCGCCGTTACCGTCGACGCGCTGGTCGAGCGCCTCACAGTGCTGGGTGGCACCTCCGACGACCCTGAGACGGCCAAGGCGATCGCGGAGGCGTGGGAGGACAACGACCTCGACGTCATGCACCACGAGGCGACGCGCGAGGCGCTCGTCCGGTCGCAGGCGTTCGGGTTCGTCTCGCGGTCGCGGGACTCTCGCCGGGCGGTGTTCACGGTCGAGTCCTCCGAGCAGTGCGCGGTGCACCGCATGCAGGGACCGCCGTACGACGTCGACGCCGCCTGGAAGTGCACCACCGACGAGTGGACCGGTGAGCGGCTCGGGCTGCTGCGCTTGCCTGGTCGCGACATCTGGCTCAAGCCGGGCAAGACTGACCTGCCGGCCGGAGCGCCGGGCCAGGGCGCGGCAGGGCGGTGGAGGGTCGACCGCGAGGAGGCGACCGGCACCCAGGTCGTCCAGGTCGTGCAGTTCGCTCACCAGCCGCGGCTGCTGAAGAAGCCCGCGAGCGAGATCGAGCCGATCGTCACGCTCGTCGACGAGGTGGACCTCATCGAGGGCCTGATGGTGTTCGCCGGCCACTTCGGCGCCGTGCCGATCCGCTACGGCACCGGCCTGGACATCCAGCGCGACCCGAAGGACCCCACCAAGCCGCTGCTCGGCCCGGACGGCAAGCCGATCATCGGCTTCAAGCCCCGTGCCGACCACTTCTGGTTCAACTCGAACAAGGACGCACAGTTCGGTCAGCTGACCCCGGCCACGCTCGACACGTTCGTCACCTGGGCCAACCACGCGCGCACCAACCTGCGGGCGAAGACGAAGGTCGCCTCGACGTACTACGCGATCGACCTGAAGACCCACATGTCGGCCGAGCTGCTGAAGACCGACGAGGCGCCGATGGTGCGCCGTGTGCTGGCGATCGGCCGCGACGGCACGTTCAACCAGTCCTGGCGCCGCGGCCTGACGCTGATCGCCGAGGCACAAGGTCTGCACGGTCGCGTCCGTCCGCTCTGGGACGACCCGCAGACCCGCGTGGAGTCGCAGTCCGTCGACGCGTTCCAGAAGGCTGTGGCCTCCGGCATCAGCGTCGTCACCGCCGCCGAGAAGTTCCTCGGCTGGACCCGCGCTGAGGCCGAGCAGGCGGTCGAGGAAGCTCGCACAGAGGAGCAGGCCCGCGCCGACCGCGCCGGCGACCCGTTCTCGCTGCTCGACGAAGAGACCCGCGCCCGGCTGAAGGCCGTCCCGTCACCGGGTCCCGCCAGTGGCGCAGCCTGACCTGGCCCAGGCGCGCGCGCACCACGACCGCCAGGCCGAGATCTCGACCGCGGCCGGCGTCGCGGTCGCCGCGCTGATCGCCAGGAAGGCGCCCTGGGCTGAGGTGCTGCAGCTGCTCGCGGCCTACCAGCTGGCGGCCGCCACCGCAGCGGTCCGGACGCTGGCGGCTGCGATCCTGACTGAGGCGCTGGTCCGGCCCGAGATGTTCGCGGGCGTCTCCTCGGCGGGGTTCCCGGTCTCCGAGCCGCTGGTCGCGGCCCTCGACTACCTGGTGCCGGCGCCCGCCGAGGCGCTACCCGACGCGTGGTGGAAGCCGGCGGACCGCCAACGGCTCGAAGAGGCCGCCGCCCGGGTCGTCAGCGGGATGGTGAAGGACGCGGGCCGGGACGCCTTCCAGGCCGAGCTCGTCGCCTCGAAGACCCACGACCGCTACGTGCGGATGCTGGTCCCACCGTCCTGTCAGCGGTGCGTGGTCCTGGCCGGCCGGATCTACCGTCAGCTCGAGGCCTTCGACCGTCACCCTCCGACCTGCGATTGCGTGCACTGGCCCGCCGACTCGTGGGGCGAGGCGAACGAAGCCGGACTGGTGTCCTCGCCAGCCGAGGCGTACGCCGCCGGCCAGATCCGGGACCTGACCGATGCGCAGCGGAAGGCGATCGACGCCGGCGCGGACATCGTCCAGGTGGTCAACGCGAACTCGGGGATGCAGACCTCCACCCAGGAGCTCTTCGGCCGCAGGATCCGGGTCACCCGGTACGGCACGACGCGACGGTCGGCGTGGCGCAAGCGGAACCCCTCCCGACGGGTGCGGCTCACCCCGGGGGCGATCTACCGCATCGCCGACAGCGACGCCGACGCCGTGCGACTGCTGCAGCTCAACGGCTACCTCCCCGCGGCCTGAGCACCGTTCGGCCCACACCTCAAGACTTCTCGCCCGCGACGGACGAGGAAGGCGCAGACGCCGCGCACATGGCGTCACGACCAGGAGGACGCGATGTCCCGCAGCACCACCCACACGAACCCGTTCCTCGTCCCCGCCGACGTGCAGGCGAAGGTCGACGAGATCGTCACCAGCGCCCGGCTCCGGTTCGGCCACGGCGACTTCTTCATGTCCGCTGCTCCGCCCGAGCCCGTCATCCCGACCGATCCGCCCGAGGGCGTCTCGAAGGATGAGTGGGACGCGCTCGGCGACCCGGGCAAGACCGCGATCGTGCGCGAGCGCGAGGCGCGGGTGAAGGCCGAGAACGACCTGAAGGCGGTCAAGGCCGCGAAGCCGGCCCCGCCCAAGCCCGCCCCGCCGAAGCCGGCCGAGCCCGCGGCACCCGCTCCCGCGGCCGGCGATGCCCCCGACGTCGAGGACATCGTGAAGCGGGCCGTCGAGGCCGCCGTCAAGCCGTTCCAGGAGCGCGAAGAGGCACGCGACGCCGCCGAAGCGGTGGGCCGCATCCAGAGCGCCGTCATCGCAGCGGCCAAGGAGACCTTCCAGGACACCTCGGACGCCGTGGTCGGCATCGACCTCACCACGGTGACCGACGGCAACGGCGGGCCGGACGCGGCGAAGATCAAGACCGCCCTCGAGGCGCTGCTCACGGCCAAGCCGCACCTGGGCAAGACCCCCGACGGCCGCCTCTACGCCCAGCCCGGCTTCGGCGCCGGCGCCGGCGAGGGGAACATCCCACTGGAGACCCGCGTGCAGACGATCCTCGGCCAGATGCAGAGCGCGGCCGGCATCCGACCGCCCGCCGCTTCCTGACCCACCCCAGACCACCCACCCACCGCCGGCCGTGCCGGCGAGGTGGTGCCGGACGTAGGCGCGACGCCACGGGCCGGAGAACCCATCCGGACACCAGACCCATGAAGGAGATCGATCGTGTCCAGCTTCGCGCCCGAGCGCACCGAGTACGGCAACGACGACACCCGCTGGCTTCGCGACGCGCTGCGCGCGGAGACCCACGGGGTCACCATCGACGGCGACCTGTTCACCAGCGACGCCGCCGGCATCCTCATCCCCTCCGGCACGCACGTCAGCGAGCTCGGTGGCCCGTACAACGCCACCACCGAGGAGATCCAGACCCTGACCGAGGGCGGCTCCGGCCTGACCTCGTTCACGATCACCTTCGGCGGCCAGACCACGGCCTCCCTCGACGACGACGCCACCGCCGCCCAGGTCCAGGCCGCCCTCGAGGCGCTCTCGACCATCGGCGAGGGCAACGTCGAGGTCACCGGCGGCCCGCTGGCCAGCGGTGCCTTCTCGGTGAAGTTCGTGGGCGACCTCGCGAACACCAACGTGGCCGCGATGACCACGACCCCGACCGGCGGCACGGGCACCGTGGTGGTCGCCACCGGCACCGCTGGCGGCTCGGCCACCGACTCCCCGTCCGGCTCCGGCAAGACGGAGGGCCACCTGCGCAACCGGATGCGGATCAAGCCCGGCCGCAAGTACCTGGTCGCCGTCGTGCACGCCGGCACGGTCGACCGCC